ACCCTCTCCGCCAAAAAAGCTGCCTAACCCAGCACCAGCTGGCATGCGACTAAACTGACGCGACAATAACAAGTCGTAGAAGGGTCGAATGTTAGTCGGATACGCTAGGGTAAGCACACAAGAACAAGAAACACACGCTCAAACCGACGCTCTGCAATCAGCAGGCGTCGGTTTTATTTTTTCCGAGAAGCGGTCGGGCGGCAGTATGAAGCGAAGGCCCGCGCTTGAGGAAATGCTCACCAAGATTGGCGCAGGCGACACCGTCGTCGTCTACAAGCTGGACCGCATCGCACGATCCCTGAAAGACCTGCTAATCATCATCGAGCGCATTGAGGCGTGCGGCGCCGAGTTCCGTAGCCTGACTGAACATATCGACACGCGCTCGCCGGCTGGACGGATGATTTTTCAAATCGTCGGAGCCTTCGCGGAATTCGAGCGCGAACTGATCCGGGAGCGTACGAAGGTGGGCATGGCAGCAGCGGCGCGACGTGGCGTGAAAATGGGTCGCCCTACGGCCATGACGCAAGAGCAGGAAGCTGAATGCATGCGTCTATGGTTCTCTGGCAACTACACGCGCACCGCACTAGCGAAGCGCTATGGCACCCATCTCAGCAGCATCGAGCGGGTTCGCGCTTGCGCAGCCTAAACTGATCCGGGCGAAAGCGAGGGCGCCCTCATGGCTGGCAGCATTCCCGATTGATTCGTGCGAATAGGTCGATGAATCGGCCAATCTCGGCTCAGGGATTCGCCAGCAAAAAGGCTCGATGAACAGGAGCGCCAAATGGGCTTGCGTGAAGTCCGGCGCAGATACGTTGGAGAAGAGCGTCATCTACCAAGGGGCGCGCGTCAAAGATCCCGTCCTTGACCCCCTTCAGAAGTTTCCGCGCCTCCTCGATTCGGCAGTGGGAATAGTTCACCCACGTGGGGCGAACCACAAAAGGATGCTCGCCCGCCGCAATCAAGCAAGTAGTGTCATGAAAAATCCCTGGCTTGATTGACGAAAAGGTTGCGAGAAGGACGTGCCCATCCGCGCTTGGATTGGTCAGTAAAACAAACAGATGTCGGCGGTCAGGGTCTGCGGCGGGACCGGAAGGAATAAGCAGCGTCGCCTTCCGGCATGGAATGAAAATACTCCCGCTCATAGTTGCGCGAAAATATCATCAATCGCTTGATGATCCTCTAGATCTCTGCTGACCGCAGCTGCCGCCTCTGACGATTTCCCGAGGGCCCGTAAGATCCTCTCCAGAGGGATGGGTGAACTAGATCCCTGCGGATCCTCCCATTCCGGGACTACCCGCCGATCATGTGTGAGATCTCGTAGCTCCCAACGATTCATGTGGCCGTACGCCTCGAAGATTGCATCCAGGACGGCAATTTCTGCGTCGTTCAGATGATCGAGAGATCCTCGCGATGAATCGCGCTTTACCGAAATCTCGTTGTTGCGCCGTTCGGTTAGCCAAGCGGACCAACCTTCCGGGGCCGACCGCTCGAACCCGCTCATGAGGTCAAGGGTTCGCGAAAGAACCGGTCCATGAGGCATGGCAAAGTACTTGTCACCGGTAATCGGGGTGTCAAACTGGCGCAAGGCCTCGCGATCGGCGAGATACAGAAGCTTCATGAGCTTCAGGTGCGACATGCGACCGCCGTTTCGTTTACTAACGAGATAGGCGGCGGCTTGTGCAAGTTTGGTTTCGTCAAGCATGGTCTGGCCTCCCTCCCGTAGATAACGACTGGCTTCCGAAGTTACTTAGCCCTGCAAGTTGGAACGGACCATATAGGCTGCCGTCCCCAGTTCCAATTCATTTTTACTATGAATCGGCTTTGGCTTTAGTGGCGTAACTCACACTACTTTAACCGAGTACTGTATATATGTACAGTAGTTTCGGTGTGAGATGTCGTATGTGGCTAAAATGTCACTTTTGTGCCGTGCGCCACCCACTACAGCGCGCGCAACCCCACTACAGCATAGGCGCCCCTAACAACCACAGGTGGTAGCTTTAGCACAAAAATAAAGGGGCGCGAATGCTAAGAATCATCATGGCCGTTGCACTTACGCTACTGACTCCCACGATCCAGGCAGCAAAGTGCAGGAGTGGAAAGAGCATCCTATACACACAAGATCAACATTGCCCACCAGGGTACACAGACATAACTAGAGAGCTTGGTGGCACAGTATCGACAATTGGGAAGAGCCCCCCCGCAACCCAACAAGAGCAAGATTTTCTGCAGCAGCATGTCGAAGACCAGCAGTACAAATTCGAGCCGCAGATAACGAGAGGCGTTTCCTGTGCAATTCCCTCTCCGAACGCGCTCGGTCCCTCGAAATTCAGATGCGCCAGATCAGCGCTTGGCAATGGATGGATAACCTGAAGCGACAACACCGAGAGGTGCGCGACGAGCAGTACCGGCAGCGTTGCTGAAGCTCACGCCGAAGGCGATGCGCGCACGAAGAAGTGTGTCCCGCCGTCGGACACGTGTGCGTGTATCTCAAGCTTGCTTGACACTGAAACTAGCCTTGCACACCGGCAGCAAGCACTGCAACAGAACCGACAGCAACAAGGGCCTGCAGTATCACCATCAAGCCCTGCACTTGCCCAATTTTGGCAATCATTCGGCCGCTGACAGCCAAATCACCCTTCAAGACCTTGGCGAACATCCAGCCAACGAACAGACGGCCCGGCCAAAAAAGTGCCCGACTAGCTTCGTCCAGGAATACCGCAAAATCAAAAGGCGCTGTCTTCAGGTCAACCTGCTTACCAAGCTCAAAACCGAGAGAGGAGGCGGACGTCGCGCCGGAAATCAAGGCAGCGAGAAATTTAGCAAAAATCCCAAGGGCGCCGGAAACAAAGAACAGAGCGAAGAACCAGCGGACGCAAGCCGCCGCTACATGAGCAGTCACCACGTCCAGATGACTTAGCAAGAAGGTAGAAGCGGCAGCAGAGCCAGCAAGCAGCCAACCAGAAAAACCGTCCAATGACGCTGATGTCTTACCTACACCGGCAACCAAGACTTGACCAGCAAGAACCCTCTCACGGATGTTTTGAACCTGCTCCATGCCTCGCTCCAGTGTTGGAAAACCTCAGTGTAATCAAATAGCTTCACATAGCAGGTGAGGCCCCAACAAAAAAGTACCGCCCCCCATCGGACACATACGCCTGTATCTGATCAGCGGGGCAGACTTCCATGGCCGCTTTCATCGCATCCACGATCACCGAGTGCATATCGTTGCTGTCTTGCACGAAGTAGGTTTGCGGCTCAGGCACGACGATCCCCTTAGACGTCCAGTAGCGCTTTTTATTGAGTTCGCGGCTTTCCACATCCTTCGTGATGTATTTCGCGATGTAGGCCGCCAACGCGTGACGCTTCCACTTACCCCCAGTCTTAGGGTTGCGCACGTTGACGCTACCCATACCCTTACCGCCAACGATGCGTTGCCAGATGGCGCGAACGAGGTTGTAGACGAGGCGACCATGCACGGCCACGTGGATGTGCCAAGCGCCCCGCGTTTGTGTCTCAGGCACCGCCACGTAGTGCCACAGACCCGCACCCTTCATAGCCCTGCGGAACGCGTCGAAATCGCGTTTTAGCCGCTCCACGTCCGTCATATTCTCCCGGTAAGTGAGGGTAAGCAGGCGATCAGCTTGAATGGCTTGGCACCGCAGGCGCACATTCTTGCGGGCACGCTTCGAGGATGCGTGCATGGATTGCTCGACGTTAGTGGATTCCCCACGCTTGGCGCGGGGCATGGCGCGAATCTCATCCATGCGCTTGCGCACCGCCAGAGGGTATCCGTAGAAGTTCACCGAGCCGTCCGCTTCGAAATAGCGCATACGCCCGACGATGGTGTCTTTCCACGCGCCATCCACGAAGCCGCGTTCGGCATCGGCTTGCCTGCATCGCTCTTGGTACTCGAGTGCACGAGTATCCGCATCCGAGTAATGGCCTTTTACTTCGTGATAGGTAGGCTCTATAATGCTTTCACGCATGGCGGGTGTCCTTAACTGTCGCTATGTACGGCCCCGGGGTGTTGGCGCATCCGCGGGGCTTTTTCTTTGGCCTGGCTGTCTCTGCTACCCGGAAACCCGTGCCAGTAGTGCGTTTCCGTTAAGTGTTATTACTTCAAGTTTAGGCTCGCTTCGCTCGCCCGGCCGACTTCGCTACGCTCAGCCTGACCGGGCAAGCGCTACAGCCCCGCAGAAGGCTCAGATCAGTCTGTACGCGATTGATTTGGCGGCAGGCCACTCGACCCACACCGCTACACAAAGAACGATCAGAGCGCTTCGCGCAGAGGGCGCTCGCCGCGCGGCGTCTCCGGTCGCCCTCCCGAACGTCTCCAGTCCGCTGAGCCCGTCGTCCCTTGATCGACCATATGTCACTCGCTTCGAACTTTCGCGGCATAAACGGGTGACCTCCCAATTGCGAAAAGGCCGCAATCGGGCCCCTCCCATTTATTCCACGTTTCGAAGCGAGCGCCATAGCATGGTCGCGGGACGACGAACTCAGCGGACTGGAGCCGAAGCAGCTTCGGCAAGCCTCCCGGAGACAGATACGCCGGGACTCAGAATCTAGCGGCCCGGTGCCTTGAAAGGAAAACACCATGAACCAACTGACCCTCTCGCTCGCTGGCGGCCTTTGCAATGCTCCGCTGTGGTTCGCCCTCCCGCGCAAGCGCCGTGTCAGCAAGGGCCGCATCGCCTTCGCACCCTGGCAGCAGCTCACCCTACGCCTGCCGATCCGCAAACTCATCCGCAACGCCTCGCATTTCATTTGGACCCGCCCCGATGGAAAGCAGTTTGTTTGCCGCACGATCCGCCAGCTTGTCGCCCGCGTCATGGATTGGGATGGCGCACTGTTGCGCGGATTGCTGCCCACCGCGAAGCGCCTCAAGACATCGAAGCGCTAACCCTCAGGGAATGCGGCGAGATCAACCGCACCGAGACGCCGCTGGCCGAGCGAACCTGCACCGCCCGACCCACTCGCACGAGATAGAGCCTGATTCGTTTCGAGAGACGTTTTCCCAATCGCCTCGATCGGCCAGCTACTAGCGACCACACGCTGATCACCGCGCACCAGCATGACGTGATCACCATAGGCAGACGGGACCACCTGCCAGCCAAGCTCTTCGATTTGCCGTGCGTACAGGCGCTCTTTGACCCTAAACCCCTCGTCATACCATTCGATCACCGCTTGCGAGCGCCTGGCACCCTGAAAGTAGAGCGTCAGCCGCGGACGCCATTTGCTGTTCAGATCCGTGATGTAGTCCTTGCCCGGCCTAGCCGCAGGTGCAACTGGCACGACCGCAGCAACTGGAGTGGCAGCGACGCCAGACGAAGGCGTCACAACTACTGTCGTCGTCGTCACAGGCTTCGTCTGAGTCTGCACATGCGCCACGCTTTCCAGCCCGCCGCCCTTGAACATGTAGACCACGTAGCCGAGACCGGCCACAGCGAGCAGAAGCGCCAACGGAATCCACCGCCGAAACAATGGGCTACTCCATATGACCGCGCGTTTATCAACGAACGTTTCCTTATTTTCGGTCCCCGCCTCATGACTCAGGTACGTGCCGAAGAATTTCGGGTCATACGTCTTGATACCACTAGTGACCTTTTCGAATTTCTCGTTGCCCATCCCCTTGAAGGTCGCCCACTGGTATTTGTTGACCTTACCCAACGCGTCGAGCTTGGTAAAAACCATCTTCTGGTCAACACGTCGACGCCACAGGGTATGCACGTCCTTGAGATCCTGACCCATGATGACGATATCGAGTCCGCGATGACGATGCTCCGTCACGAACTTTGTTATCGCTTCACCCAGCGGGCGGAAGTCAGATGGCCAGAAATTCTGCGCTTCGTCTAGCACCACCAACGAATCATTCCCTACCACGTCGTAGATTTTTTCGACCTGCTCTCGCTCGACCTGTACCAGCAATTCCTTGCAGCGATCCAGCGGAATAGCCGCCGCGTTAGCAATCTTTTCGTGATCGAGGCCAGCGACGAACGCGAACACTTTGCGCCCCTTCTGTAGCGCAGGAATGATTCGCTCAACCACTGCCTCATAGCTCTTGCCCGCACCCGGCAAGCCTTCGTGAAAGATGATTGTCATAGCGTCACCATTGGAAGAGAGTCACGACCTTGCGCAACATGCGAAAGCCGAAAGCGACCCCGAGCAACGCGATTCCCTCAGTGATACGGAACACACCGACGAAGTACAGGATGTCCGAACTGAACCCCGTGAACAGCGATTGCAGTGTGTAGTTCGATAGGAAGGTCGGCGCGGGAATCGCAACGATCAACGCGGCCAGCGCCTGAAAGAACAGATCAGCGACGTTGATAAAGAGATCTGAGCACAAGTCCCACAGCGCAGCAAATGCCTTGCCGAACAGGCCAAGCAGCCACGTTGCGAACGCGTTCAACGCGTTGATGATTGGATCGAAGCTCATAGGAACGCGATCCGGAACGCAGCCCACGCAGCCATGACGATCACCGCCAGGCCAGCGATGCTATAGATACCAAGCGCTACAGAGCCGCAGAAGATATCGCCCAACGGAACTGAAGGTGTGTAGTCCGTTTTCGGCACCACCCAATTTGGGCACGCACCCGACGCCACACTAACCGTGAACCACCCAGTCGAAGCGGTGTACCACGGAGCAGCCGCTACTCTAGTCTGGAACGCGCCCAGAACATCCGCGAAGGTCTTCGATTTCTTCGTGTACAGCGACGCGTCACCCCCATTAAAAGTAGCCGTGGTAGTCGGAGCAGGAGTGTCGCTCTTAGTCTGCGCTGGACTGGTCGTCGTAGTTGTCGTGGTGGTGGTATTAGTACCATCGTTGACCGCCACCGATTCCACCGTCGTCCCCTTCACCGTCACAGGATTCGTTTTTTGGTCTACCCCTGTGTTCGGCGCCACCTGACCGGACGTCGTCACCGTATGCGTGGTGGTCGTTCCATTAGACGCCTTCGACCAGACCTGAGGAGGCCAACCGTAAGGGTTATTGGTCGTCGGCACCGTAGCAGGCGCCACCGCCCCACCAGCCAGCACCACCGCGCACGGATCACTACCCGCCGTAGTTGTCAGGCCAGCAAGGTCAATATAGGTGTTAGCCTTGGCATCGCAGCCACCGGCCTGCCACAGCGGCACGAACGCCGCGGGAGTGGCAGCAATCGCCGACTCGATCTGAGTATTGGTGGCTGCCACATACGCACCAGGAACCGTACACCAGCCAGCCCCGAGACTAGTGGAGCCAGCAGGACAGGTCGTCACAGGCCCTGACACAGAAAATTGCGCGGTATTCGGCGCCCAAGACGAAGGGCGACAACCCACAATCGTATCGCTCACAGCATGCGTGTCGGCAATCCAAGGAGGCGGATACGTAGTCGTATTGTATTTAACCGGACCCCAATACGCGCAAGCGGCATCGGCATTACCAAACGTCGGCGAAGTCGTCCCATACTGGACCCACGAACCAGTTTGCGTACCCTGTTGCTTCTGCGTCTTGTCAGTAGTACGCCACGTATTGCTACCACCATCGTAAGTCGTGTCACCAGCCATCATCAACGCCGCAGCCAGAGCAGTTCCGGTCAGCGCACCCCTAGCCATCTGCGATTGCAGAATCATCCGCCCAGCAGTTCCCATTACTGAAGCGCCTGCCGTAACCACACGACCAACCGGCCACACCTGTGTGACGCCGTAGAGCACAAGAGCACAGCCGCCACAGCGAGTGACTGCGTTACCGCAAGACTAGTGCCACTGAGCGCAGCCGACGAAGCAGACGAGCCGGAGCGAACATCCCAAGAAATGCCACTCGATGTAAGCGTCTGAGCACGCGCCTCTTCGTTATAGCCGCCGCCAACGACCGCTAGGACGAATGCGATGACGAGAACGAGATACCGCATCATGCGTTCCCCGAGCGGAAGCCAGACACCGCAGCATGCGCCGTGAAGGCACCGAGCAGCGCGAAGTAGAGAAGCCAGATTGATCCCGTCATAGCATCATTCCCCAGAAACGAAAAAGGCCGGGTTGCCCCGGCCAGTCCTGCAGCCCGATCAGCGGAAGAAACTGACCAGCTTGTTCGTTGCCCAGCGCGTGACGTTGGGCACGATCTTGACTGCACCCATCGCGATGATCGACGCCGACACGCTACCGATAGCAACCGCCGACACGATGGCCGAAAAGTCCGGGCCGGTCGATTGCGCGAACGCAACACCACCGGCAACAGCGAGGCCAGCACCAACGGCCAGTTTGTTGAGGAATTTGTTCATGGGTGACCTCCTAGTCATTGAACATTGAAACGATGCGGGCGACGCAATAGGCAACCAGATAAGCCGCCATTGGCAAAGTGAAACCCAACGCAAACGCCGCCTGCATTTGCCCTTGCGTTGGCACATCAAAGAGGTTGTGGATTACCTGGCTGTTCAGGTATTCGGTAGGGGTGACCAGCACGTAGCCTGCGCACTGGCCACCATCGGGGGGAGTGGTCAACGCCTGTAGCGTGCCGTTGTCAGCGAGGGTTACACACAGGCCCATATCACTGCCTTTCCTTGCCAGCACTGACCACAAAATCATTCACGCAAGCGGCCCAAAGATCAGGATCCTCCGGCTCGCCATCACCATTCCAAGTGCCACCTGACGTTTCATAGTCCGAGCGAATCGTCTCGTCTTGGAGCCATTCCTCAGATTGCTCCTCATACTCGACGGCAAGCTCTGAATTAAGCTCTTCAAGCATCGCTTCGAGAACTGCACGACGCTCCCGAAGACCATCGATCATGCCCATGTACCAGTAGGCTCTATCGGCCCATTGCTCTGTCTCATCCCCCTCGAACCCAATCTCGAACATTTCATCGCTAGGGGTGTCTTCCAGGTGCTTGGCATAGGACGCACCAAGTTCCGCGAGCTTGACGTCTGCGCGCTCAATGATGTCTTCGAGTTCACCGATGCTGTAGCTCATCGCGGAAACCTCATCGATTCATCAAGCACACCGAGCACGACAAACGCGAGGGCCACAAACTTGATCGCGTTATAGAAATCCGCTGGCTCGATTCGCAACGCCCAAAGCACCGGATAGACGCGGCCCGTATCGAGCACGTAAGCCACCAGCAGCAGGACGAGAGCGAGCCAGACAGAACGCATCACAGACCCCGCTTCATCCGCCAAACGCGTTCCGACAACTCACGCACCCGGCGCGCATTCGACGCATCGACCTTCTTGGCCAGAACCTCGCCAACGTGTTCCCAAACGTTTTTCGTGAGGGAGTAGACGAAGCCCCCGAGCATCGCACCCGCGATCACGGAGAACACCGACACCGTGACCAAGTTCGCGACCTGATCCCACGCCATAGGCGAGATGCTCATCACCATTCCCCCATCAAGCCGCCGAGACGCTCCAGGCAAATCGCAGAGAGGAAGCCCGAACCGAATTCCACCTGATACTCACGCTCACCCGGCATGCGCGAATTACGCGACGATTCCAGCGTGCGGAGATTCATGTGCAACATTTCGTGCCAGCTTGGCGTTTTCATATTCGGCCCCTCGTTTACGAAAAAATGGCCGTCTTTCCGACCTGTCAGACCCCTCTTGTTCGGGACCATGGCTTGCGAGGAAACTAGGCAGCTTTCGGAACAGGTTGCGCAGGCGTGCGCGCGTTGAGGGGCTTGAGACCCACGACTTCAAATTCGATCCGACCATCCCGCACACGCGGGCCAAACTCAGGCAGGTAGTCACCTTGCGGGGTGTCCTTGAGCGTGTCCGCAACCATGACCGTACCCACGCTGATCTTTTGCTCTTCGCCTTCGCGTTGAGCCGTGATGACGCACTGTGCCTCGTGCATGGTGTAGTCACGACCGGTCTTGATCGAGCGGCCCGAGCGGGTATTGATGGCGAGGATGGTCAGTTTGAAGTTCATGGCTTGTAACCTTTGGTAAGGGGCCGGCTGTGCCGCCCGAGATCGGTTTACGCGGTGTTGTTTACCGCCTACACTTCGTGCAACTAGCCACTTAGGTCTTAGAACAATGTGGCTAACGGAATGCTAGCCACATAGTGCTAGCTCCACCAATTGGAGTTATCTATGACCTACGCGGAATTGATAGAGAAGGCATTACGGGGCCGATCCGTCAACAAAGCTGCCCACGACATGGGCATCACGCAGACATTGCTGAACAAGTACAAACTGGGCGTGAACCTCCCGGGTTTCCTGAACGCGTTGATCCTGGCAAAGGAAGCGGGCGTGTCGGAGAACGAAGCGATGCGAGTGCTGGCTCTGGAAGAGGCCAAGCGGAAGGGCATGCTCGACCAAGTCAAACAGGTTTTTCGGAAGCTGTTTAACGCCCCGGAACAAGGCATCCGCATGGCACGCTGATGCTGCGTTAGGCAGCTTTCAGAGAGGTTCGAAAAGG